CACGGCAGGGGCACAGGTACACCCACGACGGAATCAGCGTCATGGCGATGGAAAACGGCGAACGGGTGCAGGTTGCTGAAATCGGCCCGCTGTGGTTTGGCGTGCGGCACACGGTCGATGCGCGTGATCTGGTCCCGCAGCCTATGGCGTACTTTCACGGAGCAATACCACAATGACATACCAACCAAAGGGCGGCATGTGCATGACGTGCCTGCGCGGACTGACTCGCAACTGTGCAAACCTGCCATTCAGCACCATGCCGGTGATCGAAGTGGACAAAGCCACTGGCGCAAAGATCGTCCGGTGCCTGGATCATGAGCCGCTTCCAAAGCGACAGGACGAGATTCGTGACAAAAAATGAGGCGGCACATAAGGCCAAACTAGCTGGCGTCGGGTGCATGTTGTGCCGTCGCTTGCATGGCCCGCACGAACCCGGCCCGGTAGAGCTGCACCACCTACGCACCGGAGGCTGGGGCAAGGGCGACTACAAAACCATGATCCCACTATGCCGCGAGCACCACCAGGGGAAAACCGGTGTGCATGGAATGGGGACAAAGGCTTTCGAGCGACACTATGGGCTGACCCAGCAAGACCTGCTAGACGACGCACTGAGGGCAATCGGATGATCTACCATCTCCCCATCAAGACCGTCACCGGACTGAATGCCCGCGAACACTGGCGCAAGCGTGCGGCCAGGGTGAAAGCAGAACGCCACACAACCGCAAGCATTGTGAAACCGTTCCCGGTACCCTGCATCGTCCGCATGGTGCGCCTGTCATCGTCTCTTTGTGATGACGACAACCTGCAAGGCGCGTGCAAGGCAATCAGAGACGAGATCGCAAAGGTGTGCGGAGTGGATGACGGACCTTCTGGGCCAATCACATGGGCATACGCACAAGAGAAATGCAAGCGCGGCACGTTTGGCGTGCGTGTTGAGTTGTTGGCAATATAAGGAGACTGCATGAGCAAGAAAGCAATCATCAATCCACGGTGGCTCGATGTCATGCTGACCGGACGCCCACGCGCATGCAGATAGAGGGCGGCCACGCGCTGCCCCTGCTGTTTCGCGTCGGGCAGCAGTTGCCTCTGGGTGGGGTTTTGTTTAGGATATGTGAGGTGATGCCGTGACTTTTATAAAAGGCGAGAAAAAGGAGAACCAGGGTAAACGAGGACCTAACAAGGTGACCAAGGAGTTGAAGGACATGATTCTCCAGGCTCTCGATGATGTGGGTGGTGTTTCATACTTGGCAGAGCGCGCGGCAGATCCGCGCACCGCATCAGCCTTCCTGACATTGGTTGGCAAGACCCTACCAATGACGGTAAAGGGGCCGGGCGAGAACGGAGAACACACGTTTCAAAAGATCGTGATTGAAGTGGTCAAGGCTGAGAAATGAGCGAGCTTCGCATCAAGGTCCCCGAGGTGTTCATGCCACTGGAGGGGGCGCATCGCTACATCGGTGCCCACGGTGGCCGGTGCTCGGGTAAGTCGCACTATTTCGGAGAGAGGTGGTTACGCGAGAACGTCGCTGAAAAGCTGGATGTTGTGTGTTTGCGTGAGACCTTGAAGTCACTTGAGTTCTCGGTGAAGAAGTTGCTTGAAAGCAAGATCAGCACGTTCAATGCTGGGGCGTACTTTGAGGTTCAAGACAGGCGCATCCTCTCGGTTCACGGTGGCGTGACCATCTTTGAGGGTATGCAGAACCACACCGCCGAGTCGATCAAGAGCCTGGAAGGTTTCGATCGCGCATGGTTTGAAGAAGCGCAGAACGCCAGCGACAAGAGCTTGACGCTCCTTCGCCCAACGATCCGCAAGCCTGGCAGCCAGCTTTGGTTTGGCTGGAACCCTGACCTTGAGACAGACCCCATTGATTTGCTGTTGCGCGGGCCTGAGCTGCCGCCTGACGCCACTGTCATCCAAGCCAACTACATGGACAACCCATGGATGTCGGATGAGATGCGAGCCGAAATGGAGTACGACAAGCGGCGCGACCCCGACAAGTACGCCCACGTATGGCTGGGCAATTACCGGCGCAACTCAGAGGCCAGAGTGTTTCGCAATTGGCGGGTCGAAGAGTTCGACGTTGACCCGAAATGGGCGCTCAGGCAGGGTGCCGATTGGGGTTTCAGTGTTGACCCTTCGGTGTTGGTGCAGTGCGCGATTGTCGGCCGCACGCTGTATATCCCTTACGAGGCATACCGGGTCGGCTGTGAGATTGACTTCCTGCCAGACCTGTTTCGCACCGTGCCGGAGGCTGAGCGCTGGCCAACCACAGCAGACAGCGCCAGGCCCGAAACCATCAGCTACATGCAGCGCCACGGCTTCCCGAAGATGTTGGCCGCGATCAAGGGAGCCAAGAGCCTGGAAGAGGGCGTGGAATTCCTTCGCACGTTTGATGTTGTGGTGCACCCGCGCTGCACGCACACGATTGAAGAACTGACGCTATACAGCTACGAAACGGACCCACTAACTGGCTCTGTGCTGCCAAGGCTTGCCGACAAAGACAACCACGTCATCGATGCCATTCGGTACGCGTGCGAGGGCGCAAGACGTGCGGCAAAGGCCGGCGGCGACACCTACGACTACTCAAAATCATCAGCCCAAGGCCTGAGCATCTGATGCGCAGGATTGCGCGCTATCCATAAATCTGCTATCGTGCGCCCCAATCGCGCTGTCAGCGACAGCGCAACCATTTACTAACGCCGAGAGGCGCCGTAAAACCATGACCGACGCACTCAAAGAGGCCCAGCGTCTCTACCAAGATGCGCTTGACGCATCGCGCGAGCAGCGTCAGCAGATCGACGAGGATCTGCGCTTTTCCGATCCGTCCGACCCTCAACAGTGGGACGAAGAGGTCAAGCGCCAGCGTGAGCAAGACCCGGGCGGAAAGCGTCCGTGTCTTGTGCTGGACCAAACCGGCCAGTACGTGGCCAACGTCGCCGGCCAGATCGAGCAGCAACCGCCCAGCCTGCACGCCATCCCTGAGACTGGCGGCGCAGAGAAGCAGGCCGCCGAGCAGATTGATGGCCGCTTCCGTCAGATCGAGTACGCATCGCGCGCAAGCCAGCACTACGCCCGCGCACTGACAAGCGCCGCGCGCACCGGTGTCGGCTACCTCATCGCACGCCCTGAGTACATCGACCGCGCTCTGAACTGGCAGGCGCCGCGCATCAGTTCAGAGCCTGACCCGATGAAAGTGGTGTTCGACCCATGGTCAACCGAAACAGACGGCAGTGACGGCACGTTCGGCTACCTGCTGACATCCTTCCGCACGCGCGAATTTGAGCGCAAGTGGCCCAAGCGCGATCAGGTCGATTTTGGCGACACCGAGCAATCGCACCGCAACGACACGCGCAAATCCATCCTGATCGCTGAGCAGTGGTACCGGGAGGACGCCACCTACAACGTCATCGTGTACGTGGGCGCAGATGGCGCCGAAGCCTCCGCGAAAGAGCAGGAATTTTGGGATCTGCACGGGCAAGGGATGATCCCGCCCCAAGCCGAGCAGCCGCGTACCTACAAGGACAAGCGCACCACGGTCAAGTGGCGCCGCATGAGTGGTTGTGATGTACTGGAGGAAAGCGAGTATCCCGCCGAGTTCATTGGCATCGTGCCCGTGTATGGCTACGTGTCGTTCGTTGATGGCCGCATGAAGTATTGCGGCATCCCTCGCCGTGCACGCAGCGCCCAGCAGGCATACAACTACCACAAGAGCGAATTGCTGATGCCTGGAGCCCAGTTGATGGCGTCCAAGCGGGCGTTGTCTGGTGTTGAATCGATCTGGGACCGTGCCCAGGTTCAGCGCCGTGCGTTCTTGCCATACAACGACATGGACGACATGGGCGCCGTGGCTGCCCCCACGCTCATCAAGACGGGCTCATCGCTGATTGACCACATGGCCGGCGCTGAGGCCGCATTGCGTGACATTCAATCGTCGGTCGGCATCTACCAGGCCAACCTGGGCGCCCCATCGAACGAGACAAGCGGCGTGGCCATCGAGTCGCGCAAGCAGCAAGGCGAGGCCAGCAACGCGCACTTCCCATCGCACTTGTCGGCATCGCTGGGGCACCTGGGCCGCATCATCATGGACATGGATGCGCGCCTGGCCGATACGCGCCGCCAGATGCCCATCATGGGTGTTGATGGCTCATCCGGCCAGATCAGCATCGATCCGGATCAGCGCACAGCATTCAGCCGCAACCAGACCGGTGATGTGACCATCAATCCACGTATCGGCAAGTACGGCGTTCGGGTTGTGACTGGTGCAAGTTACAGCACGCAGCGCACGCAGACGAATGCCGCCTTTGCCGAGATCATGCGCGGCAACAAGGAAATGGCGCCCGTGGTTGCGCCGTTCTGGGCGCAGACGCTTGACTTTCCAGGCTCGGACAAGTTCGCCCAGGCAATGGCTGCCATGGCGCCACCAGCGGTCAAGTCGATCCTGCAGCCGGAAGGCGGAGACAAAGGCCCCGATCCTGCCACATTGGCTCAGCAGCTCAAGCAGTGTCAGGACGCATTGCGCGAGGCCACGCAGATTGCGCACGAAGCACAGCAAGACGCGGACGAGGCCATGGCGGCGGCGGCCGATGCCAAGCGGTCTGCGGACTCGAAGGTGCGCGAGCTCGACATCAAGGCCTACGAGGCCGAGACAGAGCGCCTCAAGGTGACGGGCGCCAACGTTGACCAGATCGAGGCCATCACGCGCGACCTCATCAACCAGATGCTCATGCAGCCCGACCCGCTTCCTGGAGAGATGCCAGAAGCGCCGGAGCAGGGCGAACGCGAAGAGCCTGAAGGCTTGGAGCAGCAAGACGAAACATCACCGCGCAACAGCGCCGGCATGGGCGAAGCCCCAGAGCTTGAGCAATTAGAAGCGCCCACAGGAAACCCGAACGACCTGCAAATGGCGGGCGAAGGAGCGCAGGAATGATTACGGTAGCAGCCGGCGAAAGTCAAACTTTTTACCCAAACAACAATGGTCAGAGTTTCCGCGTGTGCGCAAACGGCGGCGTGTGCGGTTTGGTGTCTGGCGTGGTCAATGGCAACGCCATATCTGCGGTACAGATCGGGCCGACGCCATTGAATCAGGCATTTGGCCCAATGGTGTCAGGAGACTTCCTGACGGTTGCGGTCCAGGTTGGCGGCGCGACTGTATTCAAAGTCTCCCCCGAATCTGAGGTGGATGAATCTCCTGTTGGGACATTCCCCGCGGTAATCATCGGCGATAGTTTCGGCGCGCAAGAGTGGACGGTGACAAGTTCGCAAAGCACGCACAACGCAGCGGGGCTTTTTTCCACGTTGAACGGCTGGCTTGGCAGCCCGTTCGACATCGTTGCGGATCTAGCCACATCGGGGTACACGACAACGCTGTGGGCCTCACAGGTTGACGCTGCGGCTGCGTACTCACCGAGGGCGTTATTTTTGTTTTGTGGGTACACGAACGACATCGCAACCGGCGTCAGTTCCGACACCATCATCACAAACCTGAAAGCCGCGTACGCCAAGGCTGCGGCCATGGGGTGCCGCGTGTATCACGCCACGAACGTGTCGGCCACATTGGCCGGGTACTTCGACACCTACGCCAAGCGCTCCGAGTTACAAAACGTGTATGAGTGGGTTACTACCCAAGCGGAAAAAAAATATCCGAACGTCACGGTAATCGACGCCTACAGCGCATACACGGACCCCGCTAACGGCCAGCCTGCAACAAACGCAACAACCGACAACCTGCACCCCAATGACTATGGGGTGAATCTAATTCTGCCGACGGCGTACGCCAAACTGTACGCACAAGGGCTCGGCCGTGCACATGGGTTTGGTCAGTACGAGGATTACCGCAACCTTCTGGTGACACCCGCAGCGAAGGGCGCAGGCCTGGGAGGAGGCACATCGTCCGCGTATTTTGGCAACGGCACCGGCGGCATCAATGGCGGGTCCGTTACCTCGGGCTGGCAAGCGTCGAACGAGTATCAAGGTGCAGCAAACGGCACTTGGTCCGTAGTGGTGCGCACAGACGGGCCGCGGGGGTCGTGGTCCCGTATCAACGCGGCCAGTGGCGTGAGCAGTGTCGGCCTGGCTCAATTCTTGAAGTACGGTGCCGCGGGCAACACCGCTTGGTCTGCCACTGCCGCGAAGACGGCGAACGTCAACGCCGTCGTCCCGACGGTACCCAACGGGTTCATCTACTGGGCCCTGACGTCTGGCAACACGGGTTCAACGCAACCGGCATGGCCAACCAAGGCTGGCCGCACAGTGGTCGACGGCGGCGTCACGTGGGTGGCACAGGCCCTGCCGTATGCCGGCGACAAGGTGCGCATGCGCATCGAGTTCCGATTCCCGAACGCGGCATCTCAAAAGGGCAACTACACCATCAAACTGGCCACAGCGGGCGTTGCGTACACCGTGGGGTCTGCCTGGAACCAAGCCACGTCTGGGCACCCAAACCTACCATCGAACAATGTCGTGTTTGAGACGCCAGACTTGACCATGCCGGCGGGCGCGGTGAACGAACTATCTGTTAAGGTGTTGCTAAACGCAAACGGCGGCACGGCGCTCGACATGGACGTCGGTCGCTGCCTAGTGTGGGTTAAGGGCCGAGCAGCGGGGTCCACGTACTCGCTGTAGGCCGTGCACATACCCACGCGCAAGCGCAGCACAGTGCGCACCTTCGCCGCAGTGGCCGTGTGGTGGCCTGACCGCTACAATCTGAAAAGCGTGATTGGCATGTCCGACGCTCAGGTGGCCGCGATATGCCCCGCAAGGTGATATTTTGCCAAAGACCGGCTGGCCTAATTTGCTGGTTGTTTATGGCGTCCGCAGTGATGCGCCGCCCGGAGTTGATGGATGAACCAAGAGACCACCGCATCGCCAATGCAGGGCCAGCCGGCCCAAGAGGTGAGCGGCCAGCCCAATGCTGACCAGCTCGCGCAAGACCATCATGACCTGAACGAGTCTGGCCAGCAGGAAGGCCAGGGCGACAAGATCGAAGGCGAGGCCGACAAAACCAAGCCGGAGAAGACGCCCGAAGAACGCGAGCGCCAGCGCATGCAGCGCGGCATCGACCGCCGTACGCGCCAACTTGCAGAGGCCAAAGCTGAAGCCGCACAAGCGCGCGCCCAGCTTGAGGCCTTGACGAGAGGCGCGCAGCAACGAGACAATGCAACCAAGCAAGACGATAGCGAACCCCTCACGCTGACCCGCGAGCAACTCCAAGAGTTTGTGAAGGCCGAAGCCGCAAAGCTGGCGCCCACACTCAAGGAGCAGAACGCCGAGGTTGAGCGCCGCCAGGGTGTTGTCCAGTCACTTGCCAAGACATGGGGTCAAGAGCGATTCAATGAACTGTCGTCCGATCTGGATGACGCATTCGGAGGCCTCACAGACAGTAGCGGTCGGCCCAAGCCGGCCATGGAGGCTGTCTTTGAATCCGATGAACCCGCGAAGGTCATCGAATACCTCGCAGACCCAGAGAACGCTGACGAAGCTGATCGCATCGCACGCATGAGCGCCATTCAGGCCGGCAAAGCAATCGCCCGCCTTGAAGACAAGCTCAAAGCTGATGCAGCGAAGGCCAAGCCTCAGCCATCGAAACAACCACCACCGCTCGAAAGCGTGCGCGGCCAAGGCGGCGCACCGGGCGCACCAGATCCAAGCGACACAAAGGCGTGGATCAGGTACCGCAACGAGCAGGAACGCAAGGGTCTTGCCTGACCCGCACATCGATCAACTTCTAACGCCGAGACGGCGCCGAAGGAAAGAAAATGGCAAACGCACTCGTCACCTCGACCGTTATCACGAACGAGGTTCTCCGCATCGCTCACAACGCATCCGCGTTTCTGGGCAACGTCAACACCGATTACAAGGAAGCCTGGACCGGTGAAGTCAAGCCAGGCTCCACGGTCAAGGCCCGCGCCCCCGTGCAGTTCACGCACCGCGATGGCGAAACCGCCAACGTTCAGGACGTCACCGAGCGCTCTGTGGATGTGGCCCTGCAGCCTCTGCTTGGTTTGGACTTCGCTGTCGGCTCCACCGAGCTGACATCGTCTGTCGGCAGCAATGGCAGCGTGGACAAGGCATTCAAGGAGCGCTACCTGAAGCCGGCCGGCCTGAAGCTGGCCGCCCTGCTGGACTATCGCATCGGCACGATGATGAAAAACGGCTTTCACCAGATGGTGGGCACGCCTGGCACCCCGCCTGCCAGCTTTGCCGACCTGCTGAACGCTGGCGTTCCGCTCGATCGCATGAGCGTTCCGCGCGATGGCATGCGCATGGCTGCCATTGAGCCCGGCGCCAACGCCACCATCGTTGCCGGCCTGTCCACATTGCTCAACAACAAGGAAGTGCTGGGTGAGCAGTACAAGACGGGCGTTATCAAGACTGGTGCCGGCCTGGATCTGGCCATGAGCCAGAACGTGCCGAGCCACACGGTCGGCCCCCTGGGCGGCACACCGCTGGTCAACGGCGCAAACCAGGGCCTGATCAACGCGGGCGCAACCGACAACCCCTATTCCGCCACGACCTCCCTGGTCACTGACGGCTGGACGGCTGCTGCTGCTGCTCGCTTGAATCAGGGCGACACATTCACGCTGGCCAATGTGTATTCGGTCAACCCCGAAACCAAGGCCAGCACGGGTGTGCTCCAACAGTTCCTGGTGACTGCGAACGTGTCGTCTGACGCGTCCGGCAATGCAACCATCGTGATCAGCCCGGCCATCATCGCGGGCGGCGCCTACCAGAACGTGACCGCACGGCCCGCCGACAACGCAGCGCTGACGATCACATCCGGCTCGGCCAGCACCACCTACACCAACAACCTGATCTGGCACAAGGACGCCTTCACGTTCGTGTCACCAAAGCAGGAGTTGCCCAGCGGCATGGACATGGCCTACCAGGCATCGTTGGCCGACGAGGGTGGTGTATCCCTGCGCTTCGTGCGCGGCTTTGACATCACGAACAACCGATTCATCAGCCGCTTCGACATCCTATGGGGTGGCGCCGTGACTCTGCCGAACTTCGGCGTTCGTCGCACCAACTGATCACCGCGCGGGCTTCGGCCCGCCTTCAACTTACAGAAGGAGCCACCATGGCAACCATTCCATCCATTCCGCGCATCGCCCCAGGCGGCCCCATGGACACTTTGAAAGTGTAATCCACATGTACCCCCTGAACATGCAACTGCCAGCGCCAGCCATCGGCTTCGCTGTGGCAAACGACGAGGCCGAGCATATCAGCCTCACCTCTCACGGCTACACGCCGGCCTATGTTGCGCCTGTTGTTGAGGCCAAGGCGCAGAGCAAAGATGCCGTTATGGCCGAACTGGACGCCGCTGGCATCGATTACGACAAGCGCCTGGGTGTTGAAAAACTGGCCGCCTTGCTGCCCAAGGATTGACCGGTGACGCGCGCGCTTGACATCATCGTTGACGCTTACGAGCGCTGCAACCGACTGAGCCCGGGCGAGTCCCTGAGCGCAGACGATGCAGCGTTCGGCCTGCGCCGGCTGAATCTGCTGGTCGATGAGTTGAGCGCGCAGTCTCTGGCGTTGTTCCGTGATGTGCTGACAAGCGCAGCCCAGACGGGCAGCATCACGCTGGGCGCCGGTTCGTGGGCAGCCATTGCGCCAGGGTCGCAGATCATCAGCGCAGCGTGCGACAACCTGCCAATGCTGCAAATCACAATGCAGCAGTACAACGAGCAATACCGGCCATTCGTGACCGGCACGCCGTCTGTCTACGCTCCAGATGGGTTCTCAACCATCTTCCTGTGGCCCATTCCAACGGGCCAAACCATCACGCTTCAGACGCGCAGCACGGTTTCTGAGTTCGCAGACCAAACGACGGATTACACGCTTCCGGATGGGTGGGCAAATGCCCTGGGCGCTGCCCTTGCTGTTCGTATCGCCCCCAACATCCTCGGTCAGATGCCATCCAGCCTGTTGGCGGCAGAAGCCAAGGCCATGGGCGCGGTGGACAAATACGAGCCTGCAATCGTGGATGTGGCCGGCTACAGCGGAGCGCGTGCGGTGTACCCGGCGCGGCTGTTCTGATGGCCGGATCGCCATACGTCCAATGCGCTGGCCCAAGCTACCACTTGGCAGACCGAAAATCTGCCATTCAGCGCGCCGTCAACTGCTACCCGCAGCGACTTGACGGCGACAACTGGGTGATGGCCAACACGCCCGGTGAGGTGCAGATTGCAGATCTTGGCGCAGAGGTGCGCGGCTCTCATGTGGCAGCCGGGCGCTGGTTCGTGGCCGCTGGAAACACGCTGTATGAGGTCACCTCAGCCGGAGCAACAACCACGCGCGGCACGCTGAGCACGTCAAGCGGGTTTGTCGGCATGGCTCACAACGCCAGCCAGGTCGCCATCGTTGACGGCAACAACCTGTACGTTTTCACGTTGGCCACAAACACGCTCACGCCCATCACATCGCCAGGCTGGCGCGGATCGCGCGACGTGCACGAGCTGGATGGCTATTTCATCTTCGTTGACCCTGACACGGATCAGTTCTACCTGTCCGCCATTGACGACGGCACGAGCCTGGATGCGCTGGACTTCAGCAGCGCTGATTCGGCACCAGACAACATCGTCGCCCACCGCGTCAGCCATCGGCAATTGTGGCTGTTCGGCGAGCTGTCCACTGAAATCTGGATCAACTCGGGTGACATCGCTTTCCCGTTCGTGCGCTACTCGTCATACACCCTGGACGTGGGTTGCGTTGGCCCGCGTGCATCCATCCGCGCCGCTGACACGCTGCTCTGGATCGGTCAAACTGAGCGCGGCACCGGCCTGGTCTACATGGCTTCAGGCAATCAGCCTCAGCGCGTGAGCAACAAGGCCGTGGAGCAGGCATTGCGCGGCAGCACGGACTTGTCGCAGGCCACTATGTGGACCTACCAAATAGAGGGCGCCGAGTTCATCGGTATCACGGCGCCTGGTGTTGAGACGGCATGGGTTTATGACGCTGCAACGCAGCAGTGGCACGAGCGCGGCGAATGGTCTGCAGGTTGGCAGCCGCTGCAATCGGGCCTCGTCACGTCATTTGCTGGCCAGCACTACGCCGGAACGCAGGACGGGAAACTGGTGCGCCTGGACGATGAGGTAAACACCCTGAACGGCCGCCACCTTGTCCGCGAGCGCACATGGCCACACATGAAGCAGCCCAGTGCTGAGCCTGTGACCTATTGCGGTGTTGAGCTGCAGATGACAACCGGCCACGGCGGCAATGTGACGCTCGAAATCAGCAACGACGGCGGGGCCACATTCGGGCCTCCACTGCTGCGCTCTCTTGGCGCCATCGGACGGCGCATGCAGCGCATTCGCTGGCTCGGCCTGGGTTCAGCGTTCAATCGCGTGTTCCGCATTCGCTGCTCCGATGATGTGCCGTTCACGATTCACTCGGCCACGGTGGACACGCTATGAGCACGCTTTCGCTTCCTCAGGCACGCATACCGATCGGCTGGGCGATGGTCGCGGGGAGTCGCGTTGCCGTCGAAATTGACACGGAATGGATGCGGGCTTTCACGGTCATCAAGGACCGCGTTGGCGGCGTTTCCGGTCCGTCCGTCACGGATGTAGATGGCATGCTGTTCGCGCCCATGCAGCCACCATCGTTAGAAGCTGCCCATGCCGATCTGACGCAGCCAGGCGCAGGGCCTGGCGATGTGGCAGCAGAACTGATGCAGCCCGACATGAATCAAACCATTGAAGTCTGGAGCCTTTGATATGGCAACACGTACCCCGATCACGGTCCTGATTGATCAATTGACCACCACTGCGGCTGATACGGCCTACACGGTGCCGGCAAACAGCATCCTGACGATCAGCGCAGCAACACTCAACAACTCGACAGGTACCGCGCGCACGGCAACCGTCAATATCACGCCGAACGGTGGTTCTGCGCTGGCGCTGGTGTCGGCCCTGCCAGTTCCTGCATCCGGGAGTGCGCCGACAACGGTGTCAGGCCTGGTTGGCCAGACCCTGACGGCTGGCGGCAAGATCGAGATCGCGGCGGATGCCAACACTGCCGTGAATGTGTGGATTTCCGGGTATTTGCAGCAATGAGCGAGCACCAACTGACGGAAGAGGGCGCAAAGGCCCTGATCAGCGGTTGCGCGAGCCGGGAGCAGATCATGCACCTGCAAAACTCTATGCTGGCGATGCTCAAAGAGCGGGGGATTGCACACACACCAGGCTGCACGGATGACGTCTGCCCGATCACGCACCATTTCGCCCCAGGCCTGTACGCTCGCGAAATCTTCATCCCTGCTGGCACTGTGATCATCGGGAAGATTCACCGGCATGCGCATGTCAATACCATCTCATCCGGGCGTGTCATCGTGGCCACTGAGTTTGGAACGGAAGAATTCAAGGCGCCCCACACGTTTGTGTCGCAACCAGGAACCAAGCGAGCCGTTGTCGCACTGGATGACACGGTGTGGACGACCTACCACCCGACAGAAGAAACGGATCTCGAAAAGATCGAGGCTCATGTAATAGCGCCGACATACCAGGCGCTGGAATTGGAGTGCGTATGACATGGGGTGCAGTTGCTGCGGCAGGCGCGGTTGTTGTCGGAAGCGTCATTGCGTCAAATGCGGCGGGTGACGCAGCGGACGCGCAATCCGAATCGTCCGCAAACTCCATCGGCGAGCAGCGCCGCCAATTCGACCTGACACGGTCCGACTACGCGCCATACCGCGAGGCTGGCACAAAGGCGCTCGGGCAGCTGCAAACCGACATCAACGCACCGGTCACGTCTGCCGACGTTATGTCAGACCCTGGCTATCAGTTCGGCCTGAAGCAGGGTCAGCTTGGGCTTGATCGCAAGGCGGCGGCCGGTGGTGGGCGCGTGTCTGGTGCTGCGCTCAAGTCTGCATCCGAGTACGCGACGAACTACGCAACAGCGGGATATGGCGCGGCCTATCAGCGACGGCAAGACCGGCTCAACCGGCTGGCATCGCTGGCCGGGCTGGGGCAGACTGCCACCAGTGGAAGCGCGACGGCCGGCGCCAGTGCATCAAATGCAATCACCGGCATCGTGGGAGCCCAGGGCGATGCAACAGGAGCGGCCCGGCTTGCTCAAGGCAACATCTGGGGCAACGCCGTGAATCAGATTGGCGCTGCTGCTGGCAAATGGGCGTCGACACCATCGTCGACACCATCGGCCACGCCATACGGCGCCGATCAGTACGGCAACCCCTTCACCAACGACGACATCATGTACAACTGAGGCAGCCATGGCATCCGCAAACCTCTTCCAGCAGTATTTGCAGCCCGCCCGGTCTGTGATGGACTACTCGGCCGACATGGACAAGGCCGAAGGCATGCAGCTTGCGCTGCAGGGCCAGCGCCGCCAAAACGAGATCGCAGCACTGACGGCAGACCAGACGCGTCAGACCATGGCCAGCTCGGCCGAGGACCGCAACGCACTTCAGCGCCTGGCGGCCACATGGGGGGCAGACACAACCGTTGACCAGCGTGTGGCATCGCTGCGCAACTCTGGGCGCCCGGCGCTGATGCAGCAGGCCGACGCACTGGAAAAGCAGGGCCTTGAAAAGCAGAAGACCGGCGCCGAGGTGACAGAGAAGGGCTCCAAGGTCATGGATGAGTCCCTGAAGCGCTATCGCGGCGCCCTGGATTTCATCGACACACCAGAAGGCGCCTCCCGTTGGCTGCGAGCCCAGTACGACGACCCATCAACAGGGCAATTCATGGCCAGGTTTGGGCCTTTTGAGCAGACGGTCACGCGCATTCCATCCGATCCGCAAGAGTTCCAGAAGTGGCGGCAGCAGGCCGCGCTTGGGCTCGACAAGTTCATGGAGCAGCAGGCCAAGCAGCGCGAGTTTGAGTTGAAGTCTAAGAACGAGTTGATTGGCCCTGATGGTGTTGTGAATCAGAAGTTGCTCGATGCAAAACAGTCTGTTGCAAGGGCCGGCGCGTCAAGCGTGAATGTGAGCACTGGGCAGAAGGGCTTCGACAACGAACTGAAGCTGCGCGGCGAATTCCGAGGCGAGCCCGTCTACAAGGCCCACCAGGAAATGCAGTCTGCATACAGCCAGATACAGCAATCCCTGAAGCAGGCAACACCGGCCGGCGACTTGGCCGGCGCCACCAAGATCATGAAGCTGCTGGACCCTGGTTCGGTGGTGCGTGAATCCGAACTTGGAATGGCTATGGCGGCAACCGGCCTGCTCGACCGAGTGCGGAACTACGCTAAAAACATCATCAGCGGCAACAAGCTAACGCCGAAGCAGCGTCAAGATTTCCAACAACTCGCCGATGCTCTTTATGGCGAATCTGTCAAGGTATACAACAGCAAGCGGGGCGAGTATCAAAAACTAGGCTCCGAATATGGGTTGAATGCTGACCGGGCGGTTGGTGCGCCTGCTTCGTTGGCTCAAAAGCCTTCAGCCAATGGGGCCAAATTCTTAGGGTTTGAATAATGCCAGTCGCACGCTTCCAAATGCCAGATGGGCGCATTGCTCGGTTTGAAGTCCCAGAGGGAACGACTCCAGAGCAAGCGCAGGCAATGATGGTTGCTCATTTTGAGCAACAACCGGCGCCAAAAGAGTCGCGAAAGGGCTCTGGCAGCGACATCGTTGATGCATCAAACGCCGTTGGCACTGGCTATAACCGTAGTTTGCTTGCCTTGCTTGGTCTGCCGACTGATGCGGTAGCCAACGTGGTTGATCTTGGTAAGGCTGCGGCTGGGTTTGGTTATCGCGAACTGACAGGCAAGCCGATACCTCAAAGTCTTGAGGTCAATCCGGATAGATCTAATATCGTTGGCACCCGCGATTGGTTGCTGAAGCAGACTCGCAAGACCGATACCGGACGCAGCGTTGTTGACCCGGTGAACCCTGAATATGAGGGTGGGTATTTGCAGGCGGCTGGCGGCGGCTTGGGAGCGATCATGAACCCCAACAGCCGCGCTCAACTGGTCGGCCAGGGTGTTACAGGGGTCACTAGCGCCTTGGCAAGTAAGGCCGCATACGATGCCACCGGAAACCCAGCCTTAGCCATAACGGCAGGCATGGTGCCAACGCTTGCCCAAAACACCGTTACGGCGGCGACCAAATACGCTATCCGTGGTGGCGAAAAAGGCCGTCAGAAGATGGAGCAGCGGGTTCAGGATCTGAATAATGCTGGCGTTGATCAGCCGACATTGGGTCTGGCGTCTGGTAACGAGTTGATCGGCGGCGTTGAAAACCTGTTGCAGAGCACGCCTGGTGCGGTGAAGGTGATGCGTCAGGCGCGTGATCGTGCTGTGGCTGGCCTGCAATCCAAGACAGAACAAGCCGCAAGCGCAGCAGCCAAGGAACGGCCAAGAGGTAATGCAGAAACTGGCGCAGGGATTCGTGCCGACATTAGCGGCCCATTTCTTGAAAAGTTCAAATCAACACAGCGCACCCTGTACGATAAGCTTGATCAATACGTTGAGGCTGGCGACCGTGTCGGTGTCGATTCTACAAAGAACGCATTGCAGGATTTGACAAATATCGATCAGGACGCACCAAATTTGTCAGCCGGGTTTGTTAACACAAAAATCCAAGACATCCGCAATCGATTCGACATGGACACGGGGGCAATCCCAGTCGGCCCAAGAACAACAACGGTCGTTCCAGTCAGGGGTCCAGTTGAAACGCGAATTAACTCATACGGAGAGAAAGAGCCTGTTGGCCCTGTTATCAAGCGCCAAACATACACAAGCCAAGGGTCCCGGCAGGTTGAATTGCCCAACCATTTCAAGGGGCTCGGTATTGCAACGCCTGTGTCTGGCACTAATGTCGGTCCTTCGTCAAGGACAATAGAGTTTCGTGGGCCTGTCCCGACACGCATCAATTCAAATGGCGGGCAAGAGCCGGTTGGCCCTGTGGTTGGTTATGAGTCAATCACATCTGCACCATCAGCTAACCGAAACCCTCTTTATCTAGGTAGCGGTCCAGGTCCTGAAGCTCCTCCGGAACTTCCGTATGGTGCAATAAAAAAGCTGAGAACAGATGTAGGAAATCAGCTTTCAAACGAGTTGCTCTCTGGGGCACCTGATGCGCAATGGAAACGGCTATACGCCGGAATGAGCGAGGACATGAAAGCGGCGGCAAATGCTGCTGGCCCTGACGCATCAAAGGCTTGGAATCGCGCCAACGATTACACCAAAGCTGGCACGTCTCGTCTGGAGCGCGTCAGGTCATTTGCAGACAAAGAAGCTGTTCCAGAGGCCATCTATAACCGGCTTGTCAAAGCGTCGGAAACAGGGTCAAGCACGCTTCAGGCTGTTAAAAAGTCACTGACTGAAGACACACGAGGACAAATGGCGGGGACGGTTATCGAGCAGCTAGGCAAGGCGACAAACGGACGCCAAAACGCTGCCGGTGATGTGTGGTCACCCGAGACCTTCTTGACCAACTGGAACAAAATCAAGTCTGGCCGTTCGGACATTCTGTCTGGTTTCAAGGATGCCGATAAGGTGCGCGCTCAGGTTGAAGCTGTCGCGGAGGCAACCTCCATGATGCGCGAAAACTCCAAAATGTGGGCGAACCCATCAGGGACGGCAGCAAACATTGGAGCCAGGGCCGCACTTGGCGCAATTGGTGGAGGTCTATTCCTTGATCCAACTGTGTCGGCTTTGGCTGCTGGTGGGATGCTCTCATCAAATGCCCTGGCTCGCGGTCTGACCAGTAAATGGGCTGTTGATTCGGCTTTGAGGAAAAACAACCTGAGCAAAGCGTCTCAGGCTACAGCTATCCGCAGCCTGTTAACGCAGCAGCGCGAAGACCAGTAACGCGAGGAAACCAATCAGACCGATTACAGGAACGATTAAGCCTAAAGCTGCCGCCGCATCCCTGTCGTTTCCATCTGGAGGCTCAGGGTTGTAGTGCTTAGGCTCAGGCTTGTACTCATACCAACTCATCGATCACCCCTCACAACCCGCCCAAGTGGCGGGTTTTTTCATTTCAGAGGCCAAAACATGTCTTTTCAGTTCACGTCCGGTCGGTTCAAAGGTTGGGCAAGTGACGGCACGCCCCTCGCAAGCGGCAGACTTTACACCTACGCAAGCGGGACGACAACCCAGAAGAATGCGTTTACGGATTCTGGCCTTGGCACGCCATGCACTTACACCAGTGACGGCGGCGGTGGCTTGTATATCGCTTTGGATGCTCGCGGCGAAGCGCAATTGTGGTTGGGCTCAGGCGGCGCCTACACGTTTGTGCTCAAGACATCGACTGGTGCAAGCGTTTGGACGGTTGACGGTGTTGAGGACGTCGCGGGCACATTGCGCGCCGATCTAGCTGACGCATCAGACGACGCAAAAGGCGCCGATCTTGTTGGGTACGAAGGCCGAACCGTTCGCGACAGGTTGCAGGATCAGACGTGGGGAAACGATAGCGGCGCATCGAAGGATGCGACCACGCTTAACGCCGCCCTGTCATCCGGTAGCGATGCCGTCCATATCTCCGGTGACTGGGCAATTGGCGCCACGGACGTGACAATCCCGGCAGGCGTGAGTTTGATTGGTGAGCCTGGAACAACGATCACATCAGCGGGTGGTGACGTGATCATCACGGGGTCAAGGACGCTTAAAACGCACACGCTGATTGAAAATATCAAATTCGACATGGGCCGCACGGCGGCTCAGGTCTACGGAGAAGGCGCCGACAACGTCACCACCAAGCATTGCGAGTTCACCGGCAGCACGAACAACGGCCTGCTGATGAGCGTTGGCCCGCGCAATTACAAGTCGGTGCATGACTGGTTCCACGACAACGACAAGGCAGGCCTGTACGTTGCGGGCACCGAGGCTGACGCCCCGTTCAAGATCATCATTGACCACCCTGTAGCGCACGATAACGGCGAGGGTGGCGTGGTGGTTTCTGGTGTTGGCGAGGTGACAAGCCCGGCTCAAACGGCGAACTATGCCAACGTCATCCAGATCACCAGCCCGACGTGCTACAGCAACGGCACAGGCACGGCCAATAGCGGCTTGGAGGTGTTCTATGTCACCAACGCGCAGATCACGTCACCGATCTGCTACGACAACGCCGAGCACGGCATTTCGTTGCAAGAGGTCAGCGGCTTCAATATCGCCGCTCCGATGTGCTACGACAACGCGTTCGGCGGCATCTGCATGCAATCCGGCTATGACCCATACAACCCGGTTGAAAGCGGCACGATCATGGGCGGCACGCTGACTGGTAACGATTCGGGCATCCTGCTCAAAGAGATTTGCTCAAACATCCAGATCATGGGCACGGACTTGCAGAACAACACCAGCTATGCGGCGCGCCTGGTGGACATTGGCGGATCAGGTCTCAAGTCCAACGACATCACGTTTATGGGTTGCTCTGGCGTGCCGTCTGGTGGCAGCACGATCACCAACAGCAACAACTCCACCAATGTCACGGCGCACAACGGCCTGAACCATTTCGGGACGACGGTGCAGGTTAATGCAATGGTCAACGAGGCCGTCACAAGCTCGCTGACAATCAGCACAGTCGGAACCAACGAAACGTACCCCGAAATGATCACGCTGGCCGCTGGAGCCGACACGCAGCGGTGCGGCATCGCTCAGGCCAGCGATGCGCGGCGCCTGACACTGCGGGCAGCAGCGGGCGCAACGATCAACATCCAGCACAACCAGGGCGACGGCGTGACATACGCCGGGTTCCTGAACACGTCTGCGGCCACGGTCACGATTGCAAACGGCGCATCTGTCACCTACGTGGGCAACGGCACGAACTTCGTGCAGATGTCATGAAACTAGCCAGCTACAAAGGAACCCGGCCCGGCATTGCTGGCTTGTTCTCCATCGCCTGCCGGTGGTGGCTTGGTGGGCCGTACACGCACACAGAGCTGGTGTTTAGCGACGGTTGGGCTGGCACATCACGCAGCGTAGAGGGCGGGGTGGTGCTGCACAAGATCACCTATCCCGCCGATGAGTGGGATCTGATCGAGATTGACGGCGACGAAGCATTGGCCCGCGCATGGTTCGTGCTGCACGCTGGCGCCAAGTTCGATTACCTCGGCCTTGCTGGCTTCGTGCTGTCACGCGGCACGCATGAGGGTCAGCGCTGGTTTTGCTCTGAGGCTGTAGCCGCATCGCTTGGGTTTCCTGAGCCTTTCCGGTTTGACCCTTGCACGCTGCCAAACGTATTCAAGCGGGTGAAGTAATGGCCCCTCTCAAACCATCCATAACCAAAGCACAGGCACCGAGGCGACGCATGAGCGACCAACTCAAGTCCAGGATCTGGGAATTTGCTGAATGGATTACGAAGCTGGCAATCGTCGCCATATTCGGGCTCCTATGGCAGCAGAACGCCAACTTTGCCGTCATGGCGTCAACCATGAATGAGCACGAAAAGCAGATCTCTGAACTCAAGGGTGAAATGGCCGCCGTGAAGGCTGGGTACATGAGCCGGGTTGAGGTGCTTGAAGCATTGAAGAGGGTCGAGCAAAATCAGCAAATCATGCTGCTGCAATTCCAGCTTGACGCAAAAAGGAGCAAGAATCCATGAAACTGATCCCAGAATGGCGCAAAGCCTGGCGCATGGTTTCCGTGCAGGCCATGACGCTTGCGGCGACGATCCAGGGCGCATGGGTTGCATTGCCTCCTGATCTGATCTCGCAGGTTCCGCCTGGTGTGGTGCGAGGCGTGACACTGGCGCTTCTTGGTCTTGGCATCGTTGGCCGATTGGTCAAGCAGGACAAGGTGAGCGGCAATGAATGACGAACGCCTGACAGCCGATTTCCACTTGTCTGAGTTTCTGCACAGTGAGAAGGCTGTCAGGCTTGGTTTGGGCAATACTCCAGATGCATTGGCGATTGCATCAATCCGCAACTTCCTGGCGCCTGGCATGCAACAGGTGCGCGACTTGATAGGTGCCCCCATCAACATCAGCAGCGGCTACCGTGCCCCACAAGTCAATGCGGCTGTAGGCGGATCTCGGTCAAGCCAGCACATGCAGGGTTTGGCTGCCGACTTCACGGCGCCATTCTTCGGCACACCAATTCAAATTGCCCGCGCCATCGCCGCATCGAATATCAATTTTGACCAGCTCATCCAAGAGGGGTCCTGGGTGCACATCAGCTTCAGTGCAAAGCCTCGCCGATCTGTGCTGACGGCAAAGTTCACCAATGGTGTTGCGTCCTACCTGCCGGGTCTTGTATGAGCACCGAACTGCGCCTAGTCGCCATCCTGATCCTGATTGCGGCAGTGTTCGGCGCTGGGGTTCGATACGGCACAACGTCAAAGCAGGCTGAATGGGACGCTGCCATGCTTTCCTCAAAGGACGCACAGGACAAGGCGCTGCAAGCTGCTGCCAGCGCAATCGCTCAGATCGAGGTGAAGCAGCAAACCATCGTTCAGAAGGTTCAGCATGAGGTCCAGACAAAAACGGTTTATCGTGATTGCGTCGTTCCCGCTGATGGTGTGCGCTTGCTCAACGCAGCGATTGACGCTAGAGACAAGCCCGCTAGTGATAGCGGAGTGCAAACCACCGCTG